AATAACGCTGTATTTTCTCAAACATTAACTGCATTAAATGGTGTTTATAGTTGCACAGGCAATAATGCAAGTTTACTTAAAACTTATAAAGTATATGCCATTAACGGTGAATATGGTTATGTAGGCTTTACATCAAGAAGAAAGATATTTATTGGTAACTGGGAAATGGGAGAGGATTTTGTTGATGTATGGACTTGTCAGGACGATAATACTTCATCAGTATGGACAAAACAAACACCACCAACTGCAACTTGGAATTAAAAAATGAATTATGCAGAAATTGTAAGTTTAACGCTTGGTTATGCTGATAGGCAAGATACAGAGGTAACATCTCGCATTGATCTATTTATGCGTGTTACTGAGGCTCGCATTAATAGGCTTCTTATGACGCTTGATATGTCATGCAGAGCTACAACACCAATGAGCAGCACAACTGAATATTATTCATTGCCAATCAACTATTCTGTTATGCGATCTATTAAGGTTATTGATAATAATAACTCAAAAAGTAGAGTAACTTTGTTGCAAGTCAATCCAGAACAGATGGCGAACATTATTAACAATGGTGAAACACAATTTCCATGCTATACCGTTATTTCTGGAGATATTCAAGTACAACCTTTTTATGATAATACTCATTCACTAGAGATTAATTACTTTCAAACATTGCCACCATTATCAACTAGCATAACAACCAACTGGCTTTCTGACTCCAATCCAGATGCTTATATTTTTGGATTATTAGTTGAGATTAATAGCTTCATAAAAGATGCAAACTCAGCCACTATGTGGGACGCTAGATTTAATCAAGCATTAAGTGAAATAACAAACAATGATTCCAAGTCTACTTGGTCAGGCACTTCTTTAACTACTTTCCCAGGGTAATTATTATGGGTTTAGAAACAGGCAGTACAATATCAAGTCTTATTACATCAAATCCTACTAGCTCTGATCCTGTAAACCAAGGTGATGACCATTTAAGATTGATTAAATCTATATTAAAAGCACAATTTCCTGGTGCTGCTGGATCAGGTTTTGCTATACCGATTACAGCAACTGAGGCAGAGATAAATGCCTTACATGGGTTTACCAATATAGGCTTTGCATCTGGTACAAGGATACCATTTGCACAAGCCGCAGCTCCTACAGGGTGGACTCAGGATATTACTGATAATGCTAATAACCGTATGCTTAGAGTTTCAAACGGCACAGGAGGTGGTGTTGGTGGTACTGATAACCCTACATTTAATAGTACAGTACCATCACATACCCATACATTTACTGGCTCTGTGATGGCAACGCATAGTCATGCAGATTTGGGTCATAGTCATAAAGTGAATGCTCTGACTACTGGTGGTGGTGGATATTGGGCGCCAGGTGGGTCTGGACAAAACAATCTAGCTGCAGGAACTACAACTGGATATGCAAATATACAGGCAGCATCAGCAGGCACACCATCTGGAACAATTTCAACCAATGCTAGCTCTGCTAATTGGGCGCCTCGTTATATTGATATGATTATTTGTTCTAAAAATTAATGGAAATTAAAACAGTATTAACATGCCCATTAGGTGCAAAGTGTGAAGAGATAAAAGACAATGCAATCCATCGTTGTGCATGGTACACAAAGTTAGCTGGAACTAATCCTAATACAGGCGAAACTGTTGATGAACACGGTTGTGCTATGAGTTGGTTACCAATGTTAATGATAGAAAACTCTATGCAACAACGCTCTACTAGTGCCGCCGTTGAGTCTTTTAGAAACGAAATGACTTCTGCTAACCAAACAAGCCAGCAATTATTATTAGCTACTCAAGGTAAACTGTTATGACATTATTAAAAATTAATAATTTGGGTATGCAAAATGTTAATTTTGATTTAGAACCTTGTGACTTACCACCAGAAGTATTTACCTATGGCACAAACTTTAGGTTATTAAATAATAAAATCGTTGGCTTTAACATGTCTAAGACACTAGCCACTCCACCATCTAACTTTAAAGCAGGTGTAATTCAGCCAATATTGGGTGCTAGTGGTAGTTTTTATGTGCTAATAGGGCAATCATCAGCATGGGCATATAGCGGATCCTCATGGACAAATATTACATCTGCTACAGGTTATCCAGGCATTAGTACAAACGGTGAATTATTTTGGCATAGTTGTTTGCTTGGAAGCATACCAATATTTAATAACAAACAACATTATCCAGAATATTGGTCGCCACAACAAACTGCACAGATACTTCAACCACTTAACTTTAAAGTTGGTAGCACTTGGCAAGCAATGGGCTATAGTGCTGATATTATACGTTCTCATAAAGACTTCTTGTTTGCCTTAAACCTTTCAGAAACTGGAACTATTTTGCCATCAACTTACCGATGGAGTCATCCTGCTGATGTAAATGGCTTGCCGTACACTTGGGACGAAACAGACTTAGCATCTATAGCTGGAAAGGCATCTATTGGTGGCGATATGGGCGCATTGATTGATGGAAAGACCTTGCGTGATGCTTTTGTTCTTTATTCAGAGCGAGGCATCAATATATTAAATTATGTTGGCGGTGAATTTGTATGGCAACGGCAGGTATTGTCTGCAAATCATGGGTTATTAGCTAAGAACTGCCTAGCAGAAGCAAATGGCGTTCATTATTTCTTATCTGATGGCGATATTTTATCGAATGACGGTAACTCTATACGGTCTATATTAAATAAACAGTTAAAAATACGCCTAACCACTAATATAGATTCTACTTATTATGCCAACTCGTTTGCCTTAACCAATCCGATTACTAAAGAGATTTGGTTTTGTGTTCCAGAGGTAGGCAATACATTGCCTAACATTGCCTTCATATTTAATTATGTTGACGGCACTACATCAATTCGCAACATACCAAACACTACAACAGGTTTAGCATTTGGTGTGAATCTTGCTGTGCCTTTATTGTGGAGCAATATATCTGACACTTGGGACACATCATCAAGAGTTTGGACGTACGATCAAACATCAGTATTCTCTAAAACGATTGTAAGTACAAATAACGTCAATAGCGCAATAGTTTCACTAGAGCTAGACGATAACACTACTGTTCAAAATACGTTGCTAGAAAGGCTTAGTTTTGCCTTAGAAGGGCAGGAAGTGGTAACAACAACACAAAGTGTATACCCACACTTAACATCCAACGAATCAGTTAGTATTCAACTTGGATCACAAGATTTTGTAGGTGGCGCAGTAAGATGGAAGCCAGAAGTGTTATTTGATCCTAAAACAATGCGTAAAGTAGATATTAGAACGACTGGAAAGCTACTGTCATGGCGCATTAAGTCAACTGGTTTATTACCATTTACTTTAAGTGGTTTGGATATAGAATATGTAACTAATGGGGTGAGATAATGGAACAACCTCCTTTTACAACATCACCAGAACTTAAAGAGTATTTAGTAAGACAACTTACTGCTGTTAATTATAAGGCTGATGATCTAGGTAATCTATCAGCATTAACTGCATTGCCAGCGAAACCGCACATAGGGAAGATTTATTATTTTTCCAATGCGATACTGCCATACATTACTTATGAAGGCGCATGGGTATATACTTCATATGGCTGGACATCGTTATCATCAATGTCATCTGCTCCTTATGGTGCATTTGCAGATACTTTAACGCATACGGTAACAGCCAACACAGCTAATGCTATGACATTTAATACTACTGATTATAGTAGCAATGTCAGTATGGTTAGTGGATCAAGGATAACAGTTGCATATAGTGGCTTATATAATTTGCAATTTAGTACGCAGTTTCAAAATATAGATAATTCATTACAGGACGTTAGTATTTGGTTGCGTATAAATGGCACAGATGTTGTGGGTTCTGCAGGATATATTTCTGTACCCAATAGTCATGGTGGTATAGCAGGACATAGCATTAATGGCTGGAACTTCTTTGTTAGATTAACTGCAAGTCAATATGTTGAAATCTGGTGGTCTACAACAAGTGCAAATGTAACTATACAAGCATATACAGCAGGAACTTCACCAACTAAACCATCAACTGCATCTAATGTAGTAACAATGACTTATGTAGCACAATGAATAATTATAATATAGTAGCATTACCACCAACATTAGTAGAAGTATTGTGGGAAAAGATTGTTCCACATCTTAAAAAAGCTATTGAAATATCAAATGGTGAGCTTACTGAGGAAGGAATAAAAAGAGTCCTATTGTCAGGAAACAATATGGCACTCCTTATTTGTCGTAATGAACACATTGTTGCAGTGCATACTTTAGAAGTAAGAGAACTTTCAGAAGGATTGCGTGTCCTCCATATTAACGCTATTGGTGGTGAAGAAATGGGCGCATGGTTTGAACAATATGTGCTTGTAATGAGAGCTATAGCAAAAGACTTAAACTGTACAGAAGTCAGAGGTTGTGCAGTTAGAAATGGTTGGTTAAGGTATCTTAAAGGCTTAGGATTTGAAAAAATATCATCAACAGTTAGATTAAAACTAGGGGAATAACATGTCTGGAAAAATATATAAAAACTCATTTAAACTAAATGAAGCATGGGGAGATGGTCGTAGAGCTGCTCAAACAGGTTTGCTTATTGGTACTAACCCATTTTCTGCTGGAGTTCCTGCTTACCAAGCATGGATAGACGGCTTCAACAACACTTTCGCATAAGGAGAAGGTCATGTCAGGTGGTGGAAGCTATAATCAAAGCAACGCAAACAACCAAAGTCAGTTTGCTCAGAAAATACCAAAGTGGCAATCTGATGCGCTTACTCAAATGTACAATGCAGCAGCAGGTACTTATGGTAATGTTGGAAATACCATTAATCAACAAATGGGTGGAGCGCAAGATTACATTAACCAAACTAACCAAGCTGCAATGCCAGAATGGCAAAACCAGTTAGGTGGTGGTGTATATCAAGGCATGGATAATGCTAATAAACTTTCTGAGTCATTACAACAATCGTTAAATGCTCCAACTAATACACAAAGCATTTATTCTCAGATGATGGGTGGACAGGGTAATACCTATGCTGATGCAATGAAAGCTGGTTATACTGCTGATGCTAATAGAGCAACTGCTAATATGCTATCTAATCTTGATGCAAGGGCAACAGCTTCAGGAATGTCTGGCGGTTCAAGACATGGCACTGCTACTTCTCAAGGAATGTATGATATTAACAGCAACCTGCAAAAGAATTTAGCAGATGTTGGTTACAATACTTTTGACAAAGACTTACAAAATAAACTTAACATTGCACAACAAGCAGATCAAGGAACACTTGCTAGACAACAGTTAATGTCAAACATGTTGGGTCAGCAACAAGGCGTTTCTACTGGTGCTTTAGGTATGGGTCAGAATATGCAAAATCTTGGTATGGGTTCTTTTGCTCCTGGCATGATGCCTTGGCAAAACATTAGTAACTATGCAAATGCTTTAGGATCACCAACAGTTCTTAATTCAGGTAGCAGTTCTGGAAACAGCAATGCTATGGGCATGAGTGGCGGTGGTGGTGCTAAGTAATGGGTAGTTTATTGGAGTTATTAAGTGGCGGTGGCAGTCTTGTTGATTTACTAAGAAAGAATCCTATGGGAGGCTCTGGCAATGCCATGTCTGGACAGGTTGCAGGTGCTGTATTGCCACAAAGTTCATTAAATCAAGCATTAACAGGATCACCAACAGCCACTAATCCTATGATGTCACCAACAATAGGATCAACAGCAACCATTCCTGCACAAAAACAAAGTAATCGTAGTTGGGAGAAATGGGCGCAACCACAAGATGTTTCTGCTGGATTAGTTGCAGGACAAGCCAACGACCCAATGTATAATCAAATGATGCAACAGGTTATGCAACAACAACAGCCTCAACAACAAAGACAACCAATGACTTCTGTTGGTGTAGCGCAGCTTCCACAGACAGGTATTCCACAAGCTACTATGCCTCAAATGCCTGGTGCTATTCATCCAAACGAAGATATGATGTCATTATTTAGAAGATTAATGGGAGGTGCGTAGTGGCATTTAATATTGTTGATATGTTAAGAGGTGATATTGTCCAGCGACAACAACCTCAACAAAATTCAAGCTCAGGTCTTGGTGAGATGCTTTCATACTTAATGCAAAGCACTAACCAACCTGTTGCAAAAGTTCCTGAACAAGCTCAATACTGGAATCCTCCTAGTTTAAGTGAGATTGCTCAAGTTTCTGCTAATAGACGACAAGAAAAGCAACAGGAAGATTCATTTGCAAAGTTGCGTGAATTGATTGGTACTAAAGGAACACCAGGTAATAATATTCCAATACCATTTAGGGGTGCAGTAATGCCAACTAAAGGAACAGGATTGCGTGGTGGTGGAAGTTTAGAAGATTTTGCTATTGGCCTTGCTGGTCTTCCTGATAAGGCTTTAGCATCTCAAGGTTTTGATATGATGACTAACTTGTCAAAACCAACTCCTCAACCTGCTCTTCATTCTATGGGTGTTCCTAATAAGCCTGGTTGGAAAGTTAATTTCTATCTTGATGCTAATAACCAACCTGTACCAGTTGGAGACCCATACAAAGCAGATGGAGGAATTAATATTAATACTGGTGCTGGGGCTATGGGTAATATATTGACTAGAGAGCAAAAAATACAAGCTGGAATACCTCCTGAAGATGTTGCACAATTTAGCCAATCTGGCGGAATAAGCATTATAAAATCTGCTGCCACTCCTACTGATACACAAAGAAAAATTGGTTCAGGGTTAATGCAAGAGCAAGCACTAGAAGGTCAAATAAAAAACTTAACAAAGAAATATGACCCAACCGAAATAACATTAGATAATACTATATTATCAAATGTTTCTGAAATGCAAGGAGCTGTTGGATCAATGCTTGGTGCTTATGCAAAACAAAATATGTCACCAGATGCTCAAGATTATTTAAGACTGATGGATACATGGATAGAAAATTATGGTCGTAATGTATCAGGTGGAGCAATTACTAAAGAAGAGTATCCAACATGGAGAAGACAATACTTTGCTCAACCTGGAGAAAGCAAAGAACAGATAGCAAAAAAAGAACAATCAAGAAAAGAATATATGCAAGGTCTTAAAATGCAATCTGGGAAAACTGTTCCATCATCAACAGAAGGTGGTTTAAAATCTGCTGAACAATATTTACAGGATAACCCATAATGAGTTCTTATAGTGATTTACAAAAAGCATTTTATATAGCACAACAAAAAGGTGACACTGAACATGCCACAAAGTTTGCAAAAGAATTAGCAGCACAAGGAACTGATTATAGTGGAAAGCAAGTTGAAGAAGCTAATCTACAGGCTGGTGATACATTAGATGGCAATGTTTGGAATGGTAAAGGATGGGTATATCCTGAAAAGTATGATCTACCATTAAAAACTGTTGCTAACACACAAACTGTACAAGAAAACAAACCACAGTCATGGTTAAAAGTAGCAACAAGAGGTGTAGCAAATCTTCCATCATCTATTGCTGGCGTAGCTGGTGACGTTGTGTCTAGCGTTTTACATCCTGTTGATACAGCACAAGGTGTTTTAGATTTAGGCAATGCTGCGCTTCAGAAAGTGCTTCCTGATGCTA